TCGATGAACGTGAGAGCCTTCACAGGGCGAACCCTCCAAGCTCAAGGCTGATCGACATCATGCCATTCGCCCGCTGGTTGACCGGCACCGCGTCATTGGTCAGCCAGCAGAAGCCGACCTCATCTGGATAGCTCGTCGGGCGCCATGAGTAGAAGAACGGCAATGCCTTGGCCGAGATCACGAATGGCTCCATCGTTTCGCGATACCAATTCGGCGTCAGATTTTCCAACTGGACGGAGGTCGCAAGCCGCTCTTGCAGGATCACGCGACCCAGGTAATTTCCGTTCTCGCTGCGTCCGCTTTGCACTGTGGTCTGTCGCCCGTAGGTGATCGGCGTGTGCCCGACATAGATCCGGCGCTGGAGTTCCAGCAATTCGCCAACGTAGAGGATGGCAATTTCTGGTTCATCGGTAGCGTTCTGAATCTTGAGCCGGAAGCCGGATGCGGCTGTTGACGCGAACCGCATGATCGCCGGTGCGTTGGAGCCTAGCACCTGCTCGGCGAATATAGTGGTCCATGTTGACCCGTTGAACGTCTCAACCGATACCGTAGCGCCAGACAGGTTATGCCGCGCCAAGCCCATATAGTCAGCCGTGCCGGTGGCGTTGATCGTGACATATTGCGTGGTCGTGACCGCGCTCCGCCACAAGCTGACCGTGCTGGGATTAGCCAGATTGGTTGCCGGGTAGTCAGCATCCTCGCTGGTTGCCAGCACATTGGTAATGGTCAGCAAGTTATCGTAACCGATTATGCCCGCGTCATTATCGGTTGTCGGTGCGAGTGCAAGCGCCAGTGCCTGCGAAATGTAGACGCTCATGCCAGCACCACCTGATAGCCGTCTCGCTGCATTTGTAGCATTTGTTCCATAAAGTCGCGCATGGAATCGCCGCTGAAGATTTGACCGGCGGTAATGCCCTGAACCGTTAGCGTGCGGTTCATGGCACTAGACGCCACAGCAGGCGCGGCACCAGCCCCAGCCCCGCCGCCACCACCGCCAGGCGTTGCGCTCTTGATCGAGTTAACAGCCTGAAGGCCGGTCGCGACCATTGACGCAAACGCCGCAGCCTTGCCCCAGAATGGCACGGTAGGATCGGCAAGCGCCTGCGATGCGGCAACGTATGAATTGATTAAAGCCTGCGCCGCGCCAAACGCCTTGGCGATGCCAAGCATCTGCCCGCCGCCCTGCTCCATGATGGATCCGACTGCGCCGAAGAACGATCCCATAGACTGCAAGTCGCGCGCCTCAGCGGCTGCGCGGATGGCCGACAGCTTGTCGGCGTGCTGCTGCTCTAGCGATTGCACCGCATCCTGATGCTCCTGCCGCGTTAGAAGCTCAGACGCAAACGCATCGTTCAGGGACTGCAAGTCGTCAGTGTATTTCTTATCCATCAATTCAGTTTCAGTCAGGAAGCCTTCCTGAATGACGGCAAGCCGCGCATCGATGCGCTCGCGCTCGGCGTCGGCGCTGGATGTAGCAGCCGCACCACCGCCGCCGCCAAATCCGCTTGGCGCAAATGTGGGTGGAGTTTCAACCTTTAGTGAACCGTCCGCGTTCATTGCGAACCCGGAATAAAGCTCTCCAACCGTAGAAGGTTGGATTGATTGTCCTCTAATCCTGTCGGCGAAGTTCAGCTTTTCGCCAGGCAGCAAACTGTTAAGCAGCGGCCCAGCTTTATCGCCGGTTCCGCTTAGAAAATCCAAAAACCCTTTTAATGAATTTGTCGCGAAAACGACTGCCTGAGTGACTGCGTTGAATGCTTCAATGATGCCGGTCGCAAGGGATGCCGCAGCCGATGCGAACTCCGGCGAGGCAAGCGTATTAGCCAGCGATTGCAGCGCCGGAAGCGCCGCTACCATGATCTTGTTGATCACGCCGCCTAGCGTTGCCTCAATCTTGCTGATCGTATCGTTAAACCGTTCAGCCGCCTTTGCCGCGTTGCCGCTAATGGTGTTGCCAACGTTATCAGATTCCCGCGCCATATCGGCTAGGCCAGCCGATCCGGCATTGAGCATCGGGATCATGTCGGCGCCAGCGCGCCCGAAGATCGACAATGCCAGCGCAGTCTTTGTCGCGCCGTCTTCCATTCCGGCAAAGCGGTCGGCAACGTCACCCAGCACCGCGACCGACGAGCGCAACGTGCCATCGGAGTTAGTGATTGATACGCCTAATTGCCCGAATGCATCCGAGTTAGCGGCCATCTGGCGCGCTAGTGCATTCATGCCAGTCTGAAGCCCGCCCAGCTCCACGCCTGACAATTTGGCGGCGTATTGCAGCCGAGACAAAGCCTCAACCGTCATGCCCATCTTTTGAGAGGCTTTGCCTAGCTCGTCGGCATTATCAATCGCGGCTTTGGTTAGCGCAATCAGCCCAGCCGCCGCGCCTATGCCAGCAATTGCAACAGCAGTTCCCGCGCGCTTTGCAAATTGGGTTAGGTTTGCAGTCGCCGCCGCCAAGCCCCGCTCAAGCCCTGAAGTGTCGGCACCGATCTTGACCTTGATCTCAGGTAGCGCCATTTTTCGTCCACTCCAAAAGCTCGTCCACGTCGGCTTGCGTTAGTTTACCAGCATACTGCTCGCCTTGGTTAGCCCCTTTGGATTCCCATTCCGCCCACCATTCCGAAAGCGTCATGTTCCAAAACTCGCCTGGCTGGATGCCCCACTGCCGCGCCCAAAGATAAAGGCCGTTCCAATCCATCGCATCGGGATCGGCTGGCCCCTCCTCGCTTAGCTGTCGGCGTGGGGCGCGGGCTTTTTTGGGTCACGTTCTCCCGGCGAGAATGCAAGCAGAGATGCCGTCACAAGGTGCTGGACCGCTTCGGGGTCGCCGTTCCAAAGCTCCTCGAACACCTCGTCCTCGGTGACCTTGGCGCCGCCCGACTGAAGCAGTTTCTCAAGAATCTTTGACACGAACGAAATCTGCGGCTCGCCGGAGCTTACGCGCGCCGCCACGGACGTGAACGAAATGCCCGTGCTTTCAATCTGGCGCATCAGCCGGAGCGTCGGGGTCACGGTGTAATCCGTGCCCCGCCACGTGATCGTAATATCCCGAAAGACCGCCATTAAGCGGCCGTCCAGGTGATCGTGCCAGAAGACTGGATGTTTGCCGTAAACGTGACTGCATCCGCCTGCTCGCCGCTCAACGCCACGCTATTGAGATAGAAATTCCCGGCAAACGTGCCGAGGCCCTCGATCTCGATCGAGTAGGCGGCCAGCAAAGCCGAAGCCGTGCCAACGGCAAGCGCCAGGAACGTGGCGTCTGTGATCACGCCTTCCACGTCCGCGTCAATCGACCGAACACCAACATCGGCGAGCATGGTGCGCCAGCCGCTCGCGGCCTTGTCGGTGATATCGATCGGCTCATTGTTGATGGTGAGGTTATCGGCGCGCGCACCCGCAATTGAGGTGCCGCCCTTTTTGATACGCATCTTGCGGCCAGCAGTTGCAGCCATGTTTCAGTCTCCTTGGATTAGGCCACAGGGCCGACAACGTTGGAATAAGCGATGGTCGAGCCGACCGAATTTGTGGCCGTCACGCGGCAGCGAACGTACTTTGCCAACTGCCCGGATACGAGGACGTAGGTGAGATTGGTTGCGGCGGAAATGTTGGTCCAGCTTGGGTCATTAGCGTCGGCCACATTGCCCGCCTGCCACTGGCGCGCGAACGTAATGGTTGCATCGCCTGCCCATGTGCCATTGGTCGTGGTGAGCGTCTGGCCGACCGTAGGCGTGCCTGTGACGGCTGGCGCTACAGTGTTGTAAGGGCCAATCGTGACCGTCATGCTCTCGCCGCTTTCCAGCGTGGCGGTAAATGTCACAGCGTCGGCCATCTCGGCGCCTAGCTGGAGGCTGCTCAGCATAAAATCGCCGGTCAGCGTGCCGATGCCGGTAACGGTGATTACGCATTCCTCAAGCAGCAGCGAGGCGGTGCCGGTTGCAGCCGCTATGAGCGTTGCATCCTTTAGCACGCCTTCAACATCAGCCGAGACGGAGCGCGTGCCAACGTCGGCAAGCAGCGTGCGCCATCCCGCGTCATCTTTGTCGGTGACGTCGATCGGCTCCGCGTTGATGGTGAAATTGTCCGTTCGCGCGCCTGCAATGGTTGTGCCATCGCGGCTGATGCGGAGCGAGCGCCCAGAAATTGCCATGTGATCGGCCTCCGTTTAACCAATCCATAGCACCGATTGGCGCTTGACGCCATACGCTGAGGCGTGGTTAGGTTTGGGCCTAACCGGCGTTGTGTCTCATACGGTTGGCTCCTCCTTTGTAAACTTAAGACCGGCATTCGCGTGCCGGTCTTTTTTTATGGGTATGGCTTCAGCCCGTGCATCAGTGCCTGACAGGCAAGCGCGGTTTTTACGTCTGCCCCATTGTACTTGAGCCTAACGATAGTGTCGGCGGACAGGCCGAGCAGGCGGCCACAATGCGCGTCTGATGTAGCAAGGCCCGCCGCTTTCATCGCGGCGAGCCAGTGGGCAAAGGCGTCGGAGGTCATGCGATGCTCCCCTCAGATGGACTGGAGGGGAGTTTTGAGGGTGAAGCGAAAGTTAGCGTCACCCCGGCGCCAACCGTAACGGTCCTCGACGCCCTTGCCTGCGATGATGGCGCGCTGGCGGATACCGTCGGCGCTGATTTTCTGAGTGTATGGGCCGACGGTCTGCTTGGCAGTGGCCTTGCAGAGGCAGTCAGAGCCGAACACGCCGCTAAAGCCAGCGACCCGGACGCCAACCTGAAGCAGGCGGCCACAGTGCGAACACTCGCATTCCTGAGCAAAGCCGATAATTTCGATGGTTTCGTTGGCGCTGAACACGATCCGGTTAGTCATCTGTCGTCTCCCTGTTTCGATGACTAACTATACGCAATGTGCGGATGGTCGTCAATAGGGATACGCAAAAAAGCGACACGCCAGCCGCCAACTTTTCCTTAGCGCCAGCGTAAGGAAAGGATAAGCCGATTGCCTTTCCTTAGCCCGATCACACGTTGATATAGAGCACGCGGTAAATCGACAGGATGCGCTTCGTCTTCCCGTCCGGGTCGCGCGTCGGCGTGCTGCTCTCCAGATCGGTCGTAATATGCGTTGCGCCGCTGATGCTGAGCGGCTGGCGCCTAAGCCTGGCATCCACGGCATCGGCAATCGCCTTGATTGCCAGCATCGAGGTTGCCCGCGCCCATATATCCACCTGCACGATGGCATTCCCGCCAAGGTTGGACTTGTCGTCATACGGCGTGATCGTGTCGGCGCCGATCGTGACAAACGGAAACATGTTGTCGGCCCCGCTGTCTGCCGCCTGCGGAACGTCGGTAAAGATCGGCACGAGCGGGCTGTAGGCAGTGCTGAGCAGGCTGGTCAGGCTGCTATCGTTTAGCCGCGTATAAACCGCCTGCTGTAGATCATCGGCTTTCATGGCATTGCCCTCCGAAGGCCTTCATCAACCAGCCGGCTGAACTTGTCGCGATTGGCTTCAACCGCTGGCATCCAAGACGGGCGAGGCGCGATCCTCATCGTGCCGAACTCCAGATAATAGGCATAAGCCAGCCGCGAGCCGATGATTGAAACTAAATCACTTTCACGCTCGTAATAGATTGATTCCGAGGAAACCAACGTCCCGGTATCCGTTGCAGGTGCCTCGCCGGGCGCCGATGCTCGGTGCGTAATGTTCCCGCGCTGATACACTCGGCCCGTCTTGTCGCCGCGCTGGATAGCATCCTTAACGTCGCGATTTATACCGAGCGCCGTCGCCTCAATGGCGCGCGAAACATTGCGTGCCGCCTTGCCCCCGATTGCCTTGATGGCCGCCTGCAACTCTTTAACGTTGGATACGCTCAGGCTGATCGCGCTCATGTCGCAACCCCGCCATCAACCATGATCTCCAGCCAGCGATCGGCAAATTCCACATTGTTAATGTACCGGATGTTGTGCGCCTTCGTGCGGATCACTACCCGGTCGCTTTCGAGCAGCCCCGCCACGTAGCGGACCGTTACCTTCAGCCGCACGTTGGCTTCCACTCGGTCGAACTGATACCGCTCCGACCCGCTCAATGGCATGACAGCGGCCCGCGTAGGCGCTCCCGATACGGTGCCCCATGTCTGGCTTTGACCGCCTGCGCCATCGCTGGTGCGCGTCATGCGTTCGAACGTGACCGGCTCTTTCAGCATCCCGGCGTTGTAATCACAGCACAGGCTCATGTCGGGACCACCTCGATAACGTCAAACGCAACCGATACGTCAACCGTACTGGCCGACACGCTCGCCAGAAAACCAAAGTCGGTCAGCGGCGGGAAGTAAAGCGGCGGATCGAATTTCAAATCGCGCAACCCAGCACTGTCGGGAAACTCGTTTATGAGCTGCATAACGTCATATGGCGCAGCCGTCTGGAGGATTCCCGACCGCTGATAAAAAACGATATTCGCCTTCTTGTCGGCATTGCTGGATAGAAAAATGTTGGTCACCAGCGCCGCTCGATCGCGTGGCGTTGTAAAAACCGCCTGCTCCATGTTGCCCCGGCCTAGCGTGCCATCGGCAATGGTTGCCCACAGGTTGCCCGCTGTGTCCTCAAGGTTGATCGTGCTGGCGTGCGATCCAGCCGTTTGCGTGGCGTAGCTGCCGGATGCCGAGACGTAGGCATCACGCAACCGGATGAAATGTTGCGTCGTTGCCGCGCTTGCGCTGGCGCCCGCTGTTGCAACCGTCTCCGTGATCAGATTGCCGCTTGCATCAATGCCGATAAACGTTACAGCCCGCCCGCCCGTGCCTGCCGCCGTATCGTTAGCATTGCCGCCCGACTTGATCCTGAGATGTACCGGCGCATTGGCCTGCGGCGTGCGATAGTAGCCGGATCGCGTCACAGGCGTAGGCGATGAGCTTATGTCCACATGGCGTCCATAGACATGGTGCGCCACGCAGCCCTGCGCTAAGCCCCTAGCGATGTCAAAGCTGCTCGGATAACTCATACGCGCGCAATCTTGTAAACGTTGAGCGTGCTTTGCGCGCCGCTCTTCATCCATGCATCGGTCGGGTCGCATTCGTCGCCGCGATGAGCATACAGATACGCCGCCATTTCCCGGACTGCGCGCTTGATCGGCGCCGGAACCGCTGCGGCGTTGGCATAGCCCGCCACGTAAATGATCTGAATGGCATTGTTGGACCGCAGCGCCACCGGCCACGTTGCCCCGCGCTTGAGCGTTATCCGCCCCGGCAGCCGGTAGGTGTCTAGGTCGAACGTGTCGGCGATCGTGACCGTGGTAGCGTTGCTGTCCTCATCATAGACCGTCACGCTGGTAATGGCGGTTATAGGCCAGCGCGGCAGTTCAACAGTCGCCTGCGAGCCGCGCACGTAGATGTTATTGATCGATCCCTCACGCACGCCATCCCACCACGATTCCTGACCGCCTGGCCAGTAATCCAGCGATAGCCGCCACGATTGCGAAATGATGGCGATACCGATCTGGTTCTCGATCTCCGTGCGCGCGTCGGTGATCAGCGCGTTCGCATCGGCGTCTGGCAATTGCGTGCTGTCAACGATCAGGTACGAGCGCAGTTCCGTAGCCGTGACCGGCTCGGTGGATGGCGCCGTCACAAGGACGGATCCACGCTGCTGATAAAGCTGGACGGCTGACCGGAGCGTCATGATTTGCGTGGCCTTCCTGGCCCGCGCTTGGCTTCAGGCGGTGCCGTTATCTTGCGTTCGAGGTCAACT